TCCGCCCGCCGCGCGGCGGGGAGTCCGCTGCGTCATGGCACGCAAAAGTTCCTGCGCCATGCCGTTCTGCGCCGGAGGAGCCAGCCACGGCCCGAGAACGCTCCATGCGTTGGCCATCGCAGGTGCCGCATAATTCTGCGGTGTACCGTTCAGAACATGCGGGTAGATGGACGGGTATCCCACAAGCGGATTCACCGATCCGTCAGGCCCCGCCATATAACCGGCCGTAGCATAGGGCGACCGCTGCATAAGCACGGGCGGAATGCCGTAGCGTTCTTGGGCTTCGTAGGCTCCGGGCGCGTTCCAGTAATTCTGAATGCCGGGGCGCGCTTCGCGCATGAGCGACGGCGGCTGATTCTGAATAGCCACAGGGAGTCGCACGGGCATCTGCGGCCCGGCGTTGGGACCCATAGGTGCGTTGACGCGCGGCACGGGCATATTCTGGATAGTCATGGGTACCGGGCGGCGGCTCTGTGCGGCAATACTGTCGGCCAGCGCGTCGAATCTCGCCTGCGTATCGTCGTACGGCACGGGACCATCGACGCCGATATACCCCCCGGACTGTGTGGGGATGACGTATCTTGGCATGGGTTTCTCCTAGTACATCACGCTTGGGATGTTCATTGTGGACTGGTACGGATTCTGGTTCTGCGCGCCGTAAAGCCGAGAAAGCTGCGCGAGCGACCCCATGTCGGCACCGCCAAATCCGTAATCCTGCGGGAAAAGGGCGCGCTCGCTCGTACGGTATGCCGAGCCCAGACGCGCCATGTTGTTCATGTCACCAAGTACATCGTCCCATCCCGCGTCACGGTACGACTGACGATAGGCACGGCCTCGATTGAGGGAATTCAGAAAGTAGTTCTGCGTGCTGTCCGCGACACCAATATTCGACATCGCTGCTTGGTCGTACTCTCGTGTGAGGCGAGGGTTGAATACGGCTTCGTCCCATGCGTTCTGAATCTGGCCGGACTGCACCTTGTTGTACTGGTTCAGGTCATTCCAGTTGTCCTGCACCGCCATCCGCTCGCCCTGTACATAACCCGGCAGGGCACGGCTGAACGCACCTAATGCGCCAAAAAAATTAAAGGCCATACGTTATGCTCCTGTCGCGTCGAGCGCCCCGGTCGCTCCACTGAATCCCGGCGACGCGGAGACGATGAAGCCCCCATCATTGCGCCCGCTCGAGCCGAGGAACGTCGTCGGGTAAAACGTGTCGTTACGAGCCCCATAGTAACCGAGGGTGGACATGAGGCTGTTCGCCGCTTGATCGATTTGCTGCCCCACCTGATTGTACAGATTACGCGCCACGTCGCCGTACTTCAACGCCTCGGAGGTCAGATTGCGGCCAAGGTTCAGGATATTGCTGCGGCGGTTCCAACGCTTGTCGTTACTGTAGTCGACGAACCACTGGTCGTCCTGCATATTGTAATTGACCGTATCAACAAGCGATACCGCCTGCTTCGTCTCCAGATAGGGGACAAGCGTATCGTCCGGGCAAAGCTGCAACTTCTGCCTGAGCTGCCTCAGATAATTCTGCATCTGCGTATAGGCGGGATTCACGCTTGCTTCGGCCCGACGCCTGTCGTCAGCACAATCAAGCGTCTTGACGGGCTCGGTGGAAACTTCGTTCAGCAGCTTCTTCTCAAGCGGCATGTATTTGTTCTTGAAGCGGTTCCACTTGTCCTCGGCCATCTGGTAATAGGACTCGGCAAGATCCTGCTTCTTGTCGGCAATCTCCTGCTGTGCAAGCGCGTTCGCAACGGCAACGGCCAGTTGCGCCACCGTGAAAAGCTTGTTCCACGCACTCTCGCCCTTGGCCCCCCACTCGGGAGCGGCCCAATGGCAGAAACGAATACTGTCGATAACGCCGTCTTTGCCGCCATGACCGGAACCATAGAGCGTCTTGTTGACGTCTTCGGTCTTGCTGGCGTGCTGCTTGATGGCATTGGCTACGGCAGTCGGATCGGCACAAGTGCATTGAGCCATCAGTCAGCTCCTCCAATCGGCATCTGGGGTCCGGAATTCGGGGGCGTGGAATTCATGTTCATCTGGCCGTGCGCCTTGGCGTACGCCTGCTCCCGCTGCTGGACGTATGTGGTCGGATAGGCGGTAGGGTTGCGGTTCTGCATGTACCCAAGATAAGTCCCGGCCCCTTCAAGCCCCTTCCATGTCTGGTCCCACAAGTCTCCGTAAATGCCCGCCGTGGCCTTCGCAAGCGAAACATTGTCGGCAATCATGTTCCGCCCCCGTTTTGCAGTGGCGAACTGCCGCTGGAACCGTTCGTCGTCTCTGGCTTCGATATACGCCCGCTCATTCCGATAGCCAAGCCCGTCAGCCAAGGCCACGGCGCTTGCATTTGCCGCGACGAGTTCCGCCACCATATCGTTGCGCAAACCTGTACAGTATCGAGACGTACAGCGTACCGCCCGGTCTACGGCACCGCGAAACTGCATCATGGCAATGATTCGCGCCCGGCCTCTGGCCGCTTCATATTCGGGTTCCGGCTCCGTCAGAGCCATCGCTTCTTCAAGTTCTTGGTCTTCTACCGGAGCGTAAAAATCGTTGTAATAGTCAAGCCAGTTCTTTGCAATCTTCCAATACTTTTTTGCCATCTTCCATTCGGCTTCGGCTATGTCGATGGCTTTCTTCGTATTGTAGGCGGCCGCGGCGACAGCTGCTACCGTAATGAGGTCGGCAAAGATTGAATGCTCTCGGTCGTTCGACCCGTGTTCTGCATTGCATTCGGTATCACTGGCGTAGACCATAGCTTACTTCTTCTTGTAACGACGCAGAGTGAATTTGTTTTCTTCGACCCATGCGACCGGCACGGGCGGAATCCGGTCCCCGGCATCGTCGGCCACCCAAAGCTCGTCGCATCCGATATAGCGGATGGCTTGGGCCGCATGAGCGAAAAGCGCTTCCTCAAGCCGAGTATCTCCCCGGGTGTACCAGTCTTCAACCTTGAAGACGGACGCCTCGTAAGGCAGCGGACGGAAAACCATACCAATCAGGTAGCCGACAGGTTCGTGGCGCTCGTCGTAGGCGATGAAAATCTTTAGCGTCTTCGCATACCACATCTGCGCAAACGCCGCGACGTTCAGGCTGAATGGCTTTTTATAGTGCGGCTCTTTATCTTCTCGCCATGACTCGGCATAGAGTTTGCCGATTTCGTTTCCGAGATTGTCGACGGCGATATTGATGTCGTCGTCGGGCTCCAAGATGTCAATCGTCCATTTGCCCATGAACTCGCTCCTTTATTTCTCTGCAACATATCGAAACACGCAAAGGATGGCAAGTTCATAAACAAAACCCCGCCACATGGCGGGGTATGGCCGGGATTTACCCTGTTCATCGAGATATTCAGCCAATCCAAAATTGGATGCGCTAAACAATTCCGAACATTTAGCAATAGTCTCGCGAATATCTCGCATAACATGGGCATGTTGTTTACCAAATACCTCGGCCAACTGCTGCGAAGTGACCGCCGGAACCTGCTTGCCGTTGATGAATTCGAGCTTGACAACTGGGAGAAAATTAGACATAAGAATTCCTGTGTGGTTGAAGTTGCTAAACGTGACAGGGACCACCATCCTCGCTAGATAGTGGTGTGTCGCAATGCCTGTCTAGCACGCCCCCTCCTCACCCGTCAAGGGTAAGGAGGGTTTTCTATTTGAGGCTCTTACATCTATCTCGGCAAAACTTCAAGAATACTTGCGTCCCATTTCAACTGGCGGATAGGAGTCCCATCTGAGTGACGCTTGCCTACGTCCAGCATCACGGCATAGGGACTACCGAGCTCGGTCGGAACCCATTGGCTGGTGCCGGGATCGCGTTTCTGATAGCCACGTGCGAGAAGTAATGTGTTGACAACCTTCGCAGACTTGCCACCCAACGCCTTGCCGATCTCTGTCGGTGTGAGCAACCTGTTCTTGGTCGGAGCCACAAGCTGTATACCCATCGCTTCGAGTGCGGACTGCCCTGTCTCGTGCCGATAAAGCTTGTCCAAAGAAAGCGCCATCTGATTGCCGACAATACCTGCGGCTTCGAGGATTATCGCCGCAGCTTTCGTTCTGTCGGGGAAGTTGGGCGGCAATTGAGGAGCACCGTACCCGCCCGTCTTGCGGATGGAGGGAAGAACTTCCTCGCAGACCCAGTCTTGGAAAGTCACAGCATTCGGGAGGTTTGAACGCATCACGAGACGATAAACGTCAGACTCGGGAATGATGTTATAAGGCATAGCCCCCTGCGGCAAATCGCCGTAGCTGAATTTATTGATCTTTTTGCAATGGGTATTCACGGCGTCGTTGGGGCGCTCATACCCTAATGCCTTCGCTACGTCACTCGCAATAAACCACGGCTCACCGCCCCGCATGACTACACGCACGGAACCAAATTCTTCCTTGACAAAAACTTTGAGCTCGTTCATACATACTCCTACGAGGTTAGCGGTTCATAAGTACCAGAGCCCCCTGACCTCCGCTAGATCAGTTGGTGTGGTAACCTTTGTCTAGCACGCCCCCTCCTCGCCCGTCAAGGGCGGGGAGGGTTTTCTATTTGACAATACCGTATCGCCGCGCTACAGTCTTTTCACCCACCCTATCTCCACCTCCCTAGATGGTCCCCCGCCATCGACAAACCCCCGGCAATCCGCTTCGTGATTGCCGGGGGTTTGCTTATTTCCTTTTACCGCGGTACCTCTGATAGGCTACCGCAAGCCGCTGCTTCTGCGTCGGAAATTCTTTAGCTGCACTCGATTTCATGAATCGCTCTACGAACGCCTGCCTCGTCTCTCCCTTCTTTGGTGCGGGAAGCGGCATGCCGTCCTCACTTCTTCTTTCCGGTTTTCTTGGCCGGACTTTTCTTCTGGAACGGCATCGGACGCTGCTCGTCTTTGCCTTTCTTGAGAAAATCGTTCGGGGCCTTGCCTTTCTTGGGCGCTTGTTTCTGCATGCCGCACTCCTTTAAAAGTATCGTTGAAACCATGTTACCAGCGCCGAAACCACACAGGCGACGCCAGCGACCCATCCGGTCATATAGAGCGACTGGCGCTCCATTTTTGTGATGCGGTCTTCGAGATGCACCAGCCGAGAGTCTACCACAGAATCTATCTGGGCGCTCAGCATATCAAATTTTACTTCCAGCCGCGCGACAGTCTGTGCTATTTCAAGTTCGTGGGGCGATATGTTGTTTGCTGCCTCGCCCATGTTATCCTCCCCATCCAAGCATAATGAAAAGAAGACGCGAGACTTCATCCAGCATGGGCGGCGGCAATTTGACATCGGGAAAGTAGGTAGTAATGAGCAATCGTACAGGGACTTCCCATACGAAGCACAGGGCGAGTATCCATCCGAGAAAGCTTCGCCAGAGCCGCAGGCGGGAAGCGGGGGCTCCTGCAATTTCCTGTTCGTTTATCTTGGCCTGCGCCTCGGAAAGCTTTTGCTTGTCAGGCAGAAACTTGCCGATCTTATCTAATAGCGTGCCGATGAATGGCACCGCACTCCAGAACGACATGGTGGCCTCCTATGACGGATAAAAGGCAGACGGACGAGGCTTCGTGATATCCACGTCGGCATGAATCCATGTGGGCGCAAGTTCAATACGTTCAAACCCGGCAGCGAAGAGCCCTTTCAAAATCTTCCAGCGGTTCTGCGAAGTATTGCAGCGGATGTCTACCGCCAACCCTTTCGTGTGCGCCGACCCGGGTACGCCTCCAACTTCCCGATTGTGTACTTCACAACGGAAACCAGACGAAATAACAAAAGGAATACCGGCCACTTCCCGTGCATGGTCGAGACGCTCCAGCAACTCCAGCGACATGTGCTCTTCCCCGCCTCCGCAATGCCCGCATTTGCAGGCGAACTCCGATAAATTGAAATATTTCACAACTACTCTCCTGCGTTGACTGTGAAAAAGGACGTGCCGAGGTCCGCAAACTCGACGGGCTCTATACCTTTGAACTGCACTCGCCACCACGGATGACGCCCCGCACGGGGCAGACGGAAAGGTCGCTCGCCCACAACCATACGCCGGTACACCTCGGTACCGACAGACGACACCAACGTGAACTCCGTTTCCTTTGTGCGCACCTTGGCTGAAGTGGGCGTCCACAAATTCCCCAAAGCCGCACCGCTCTGCGGCGTTGCCGCAGCCATGCCCGGCTGATGGTGCTCGCCCGTCAATTCCCGACTCAACCATTGGTACGGCCGCAATTCGTCCCCGGAATTCCACACGTACAGCGTCTGGTCTTCCAGCATGAAAAGCGTCCCGTTGCTGCTGGTCTTGAGATCGATAGGCGTATCGGACAGCGTCGTCAATTCGGCCCCCTTCATATCGCCGTAGGGGTCCCCATTGATGTCAAGAAGAAACGTCACAGTATCCGAGACAATGAAAAGGAACCCTTCCCAATACGCCATGCGGACAGTCTCCGGCCTGATGAGCGCCCAATCGTCTTCGCTGAACCACTTCTTCGTCAAAATATGCCACTTTGCCGAAGAGTCGATAAGCGTTACTCCGAGCGGAGAGACGTAGACATAGCCATGCGGCGTCATCACGGCAGAGCTTGAATGCCCACAACTGATATCCGGAAGAGGCGTATCAACGTCGATAACCGGAGTGCACTTTGCATCTTCGCAACTGGAAACATCGATGACATATGGGACGGCATCAGTCGTAACGTAAAGCCGCTGGTCAAGTGCACCCATATGGATGATGGTGTGGTCGAGCGTCAGGTCATACTTCACAGGCCAGTTGTACGGCTGATGATTTTCCGAGAGGTGGACCCGGTTCTTCACTGTCCCGGCCAGTCTGTTCACTCCGCCGATAGCGACGATATTCTGCAACCCCTTCGGCGGCATACGGACTTTCTGCGTTTCGCATACAGGCCCGAGCCCAATCATCTTCACGGTGTCTGTGAATGACGTTGTGGGAAATTCAATCGTCGTGACGTACAGAAAATCAGTCAAAGGCTTTTGAGTCTTCACGTCATCCTGACGAAAACCGGTTGCTGCGCGATACAGATTGGCTGCGATGATGCCATACCCTTCCGGCGGCAACGCAATGCCGGAAACCTGTACCGACACGCCGTCCCTGACCACAACAATATTACTGGCTGGAGAGGGGGCGGATTCCTCTCCCCACTGATTTACGTAGGTATAATAATAAGCGCGCGCGTCCGTACGGCGATCACACTCCTCGGCTGCTGTCGCCACCGGCGGCGTCGTCGGAGCCGGGACACCAAGGAGCTGATATACCGCTTGACACTTCCGGTTTACGACAGCGACTTCCGCATCGGCGCTACGCCCGGTCACATAGAACCTCCCCCAGTCGGGCGCGAATTCGGCAACAGACACAACCGACGGCGACGGCCAGTATACAGGACAGCAGCCGTAGATATGAAAGGTCCCCGCTGTCTTCAACGCACTGTTGGTCTGACTGTTTTCGAACACGCACTTCTCGCGCCACGCTTCCAGCCGCCCATTACGGAGCTTCACATCATGCGCAATCTCGGCATTGAGTGCACCAAGATTATGCCGCGAATAGCGTGGAATGATACCGCAAAAATTACTGAGGGTTACACGCATAATCTAACCTCGCAGGGCAGTAGTCATAATTTCGACGACCCCTGTAGGCACAGTAAGTTGAGGTTCTTGCATTATCGCAGCCTGAGGAGAATGTATGCGCGGATAGATACGTAAGGTATGCTGTCCGGCACTATAAACGTCTCTGGTCCGAACCATGACGCATGTGCCCGGAACCGCTTCTTTGCTGTCGACAATACGTGCACCATCCAAATCGGCAATCCATCGGGTGTACATATGGAATGGGGTCGGGCTTTCTGTATCTCCTGTCGAAGTCCAGCTACCATACCCCCAAAAACGGAAGAACAAAGCCGAAGACTCCGCCATAGTGAAGTTGATGTCATAGTAATTGGCCTTGCCTTGGAACTGGTCCGCTTCCGTAGGACCCAATTCTATGTTATCATACTCCTTTTCCAAAGTAGTACCATCAGAACTGAAGCCTATGAACGACGCCACGTTCGTAGCATTGTGCCCCGTCGCGCCATTATATGTCCTGCCGTTCCAGTCTGTGACCGAAATGAAACGGACCAGATGGCCTTTCAAATCCGTATACCCGCCGCCACCAGATGAACATTCGTCCGCCGGAAGGTCGCGAATACTCGAGATAAGCCCATCCTGATTGACTGTATAATCTACACAGTCCACACGGAATGTATGGGGCGTGACGGTCCATTCCTTGCGCAAGGACGTCACACGCCCGTACTCGTCGACTGTAATGACCCAGTTGGCTACCCGATGTTCTCCCGGCGTAATGCCTATCACAGGAGCCAGAGACACAGTCGCTGTGCCTTTCTGTGGGTCATTCTCGACATTAATGCCTTCTCCGGGAAGAATAGCCTGAAGCCCCTTGTTCCCGTCATCCGTGTACCCGACGATGTGGCCATAACGATCAATGGAAAGCCCCATTGCCGTCTGGATACCCGCAGCCGATTCCTTATGCGAAACACGGTAGGGATTGGCTCGAGGGCCGTCACCAGTCACACTGATGCCGTCATTGCCTGCCTGCACGTACACACGCTCGCCACCGCCGCCACCATTGCCCGTGATAATAATAGGGTCTTCCGGCGTGCCGGTACCGGACACGTCGATACCATTCTCGCCCTGTATGCTGACACACACATAAGGCCGCCCATTGGCGTCTACACGGAGAATATTGCAGCCCATCGGAGACGGATTAATCCCGCCGCCATCCCCACCTTCACAATCCGTCGGCACAGGCGCACACGGAGACGCTTGGTAAACCGGAATACCCGCCTTCTCGACTCCGACGATACAGCCGTCAGCGATAATAATCTTATCGTAGATGCCGTCTTCGGGAATATCTACAAGACGAGGAGACGTGTACTCTACGCACCCGCCAGAGTTCTGCGCAAGCGACCCGCCCCACGGAAGGCAGAAACGCCATGTCGGGCACGGTGCTTTGGTCTGTTCGGCCTCGATTACTTGGTCACATGTAGGTACATGCCGAGGAACACAATAGGCATCGTCACTCATAATCCCTTCCCGAAATTCATCTTGATTGCGCCTTGCATCTTGTGCTTGGCCACCGAGACTGCGGCATCGCGGAGCATATGCTTAAACGTCTGATAATACTCGGCACCGAGACGAAGATTCGACCACGGCCTGCCGGACATGAGCATTATGCCGGATTTCGCACCTGTTAGCAACAATTCAAAATGCCTGTCGAAAAATGATTTCGGCAATTCACATGCCGCCATGTCTGGCGCTACGGCAAGTGCGATGCGGAACTGGCTGCCGCAATGCCCCGGGTCAATGTGCAACACTTCCTCTACGTCGTCATACCACGCCACCTTCCGTCCGCACGCACGCAGGCATCCCTGTTCCGGCGGTACATAGCTTCGTGTGACGCCACGTACGCCATGACAACAATCCTCTTCGTAGATGCCAAGGATAGCGCATATTTCTTCCCCGTCAGGAGACTCGAGCCTGTATCGCGTCACACAAGATTCGGGATGCAGTAAAGCAAAACGGCGAATCAAGGACCCCTGCCGGGCCGCCGTGTTCGCCGTCTTTCTGATATGATGGAAAAAAATATCGTCCGGTACATTAGGAAATTCAAACCGGAGCTCGTTCACGAAATCACTGAGAGGAACCTTTTTGTAGGGTTCGTAAATCAGCATTTTGCTTATCCTCTTCTTCCCGGTCCGCAAGGGCGAGCTTGAGCAACTGGAAGTACGTTTCTTGATGCTGCTTGCCGACGGACACGATGGCCGCATTGTTCTCGGAATCCACCATCATGGCGCGGTAAAGCATCCATTGCTTCAACATGGGAACAATCTCGTCCGGCACACTGGAATGCTTGTCATTGCCTGTTGGCTGCCGGTAACATTCTATAACCACATGCCGTTTCTCGCCATACGGCACCGGAGGGATAAGCCGGAAACGCGAATGGTCCTCCGCATTGATGGAATATCCATGCGGCAGATAATCCTTGCCCCGCTGCACAGGGCAGGGGGCTTCGGGAGCCCCCACCCATATGAATTCATCCGTGTCCAAATATCTCCGCAAACGCCGCGTGATGCGGCCTTGCGGTGTGGATAGTCCAACAACACGAAGCACCTTGGTGCAAGTACACGCCTTCTGCCAATACTCACCCGATTCCACTTCGATGACAACACTCGATGTGAACAGGTCCTTCAACCGGTAAGAAACATCGATAAGCCCCTCGCGCAGATACGAATGCAACTGCACGAAAGGCCACCGAACATACTCATGGCCCGGTTCTTGGTCGTTCAGATCAAGAGAGACTTCACGGATGATATCGGCAATGACGGCCATGACCTACTCCAAAGCGGCAGCTAAAGCGTCGAGCGAGTTCTTGAGCTTGGCAATCTCGGCAAGAGGGACAGCCCCATCCTGATATTCCACAGGTTGAGGTTTGACCTCTTCATCCATAATGCCGCTGTTGAACCCGCCCGACATCTTGTCGGCGTCGGCAAAAAGTTGTGCTTGCGCCTTCAGGACGAGAAGCCGCTGCTCTTCGTCCGAAAGTTCCCCGGGTTCGACATCAGGCATCCATGCAGAAGGGTCAGTATTGCCGTTCACGTCACAGCATTCCACAAGCGTGGGCTGTTCCGCCAGCAGCTGGTCCCAAGGCAGGATACGACCGGATGCCTTAATCTTCACATACTTCGACCGAGGTAACGGCGGAAGGATATTCTCGGCCCCGAGAGACCGAAGATACTGGTTCCGATGTTCCGCATCGTCGAAATCGAAAACACGTTCCGGGGAATTGCTCATACCAACGCTCCTTTGGTTTGCTTACTTCTTCTTGGGGGCCTTCGTCAGCACCCCTTCAATGTTGGATGTGGGGCCGCCGGAAGGATTAACCTTCATCCGCATAATCGCGCCGCGCAGCGCGTTGGACCCGTTGCTCGCCGGTGTGGTGGGTCCGGAAGGGAAAGACAGCTTTTCCTTGATGGGGAACTTCTGACTCGGAGGCCCGGCATTCTTGGATACGGGACCCGTGATAGTCGTTGCCATAATACGCCTCCTTTAGCCGATCTGCGAAGAGCCGTCAAACGCCACAAGCTTGGCGGACATGTAGACTTCGATGTTCGACTTCCAGATGTTCTTGATGGCTTCGGTCGACCCGGCGGTAATCTTGTACGCAAGGAATACGGTACCGAAAGCCGGGTCGTAGGGACCCGTGGGCTGCTCGGTATTCGCATCGCGCTTGGCAATGTTGTGGCCGAAAGTGGGCGGAAGCCTGGTGAAGTCGGAGTTCAGCTTGGCCATGCCGTAGATGACATCACCTTCTTTCGGGGTGCCAAGCGGGAACTGCGTAATGCCTGCGGCCTGAAGCTCGGCGGCGTGCTCGGCAATCTCGGTATACTTCATCTTGTTCTCGGTGAAATCCCACGCACCGCGCACGGCCACAGGCGTGATGTACACACCGTCCAGCAGAGAGTCGGTCTTGGTCACTTCGAAATAGATGGAGTCCACATAGGAACGGGTCGGAACCCAGTTCGTAAGCAGCAGATCCCCGACGCCCTTCACTTCCTTCAGCATGTCCTGCATGAATTTGTGGGCATCGGTATCGAAAAGGTTCGGCACGAGGGGGTAATGCAGGTTCAGCCAGCCCTGCCCGAAAGCGCCGCACGCATGGGAATTGAACGGAGGCGTGGCATCCATGCGAGGGCCGTCGACAGGCTCCATATAGCGAGCGTAATCGCCCTCGCAATGATACGCTTTAAAATCGGGAGTGCCGCCCCGGAACATGAAAATTTCAGCCATTGTGGTTTCTCCTTAGTTGGTCAGGGGGTCGAAGGTCCAGTATGCCATCGCGATGGCGTCATCGTAGATGACTTCCGCGCCCCAGACGAGGAGGTACTGGTACCGCACGCCGAAGGTGTTGGGGTCAGTCGTAACGAGACGGGATTCGATGATGTTGGAAGCGTAGGCCGTGGCCTTCTTGCTGCCCGCAAGAATGTAGAAGCTCAGAGCGCCGGAAGCGTCCATACGTACCGGTACATGGATGGACTCGATAGGCGTAAAGCCGAAGAGGTCATGGTCCCACATACCGGAAATGATACTGCCGCATTTGCACGACCAGTCGGCATTGGAATACGGGCTCATGGCGAGATAGGTGCGCAGGATGGGCGGCACGATGATGAACATCTCGCCGTCGTCCCAACGGTTCTGCTCGATAAGCGCACGCTGAAGGTTGCCGAGATGGATGACAAGATTCTCCGGCGTCACATGCACAGGAGCCCCGGGCTGGCCGAGGTTGATGTCATGGTTCAGCCCTGCGCCGGTCAGCGAAGTCTTCGGAGATACCTGCGCAATCATGCGGCCCAGAACGAAACGGCGCAACGTCGTCACCGTGGACTGGTACATGGATTCGAGGAGTTTTTCCTCATAGGCCGGCCAACGGTCGCACGCCTGTTTGACGTCCGTGATATCGAACTTGATGTCCTGATATGCGGCGTTACAGATGGTCAGGCAACGCGCCGTAGTGCCCACGGTATTCGGCACAAGCTGCTGGTTCTTCTGATACGAGCGCATCGGCCCGACTTCCGGCGCGTGCATGATCTGGATTTTCTGCGCGCATTCCATGACGGGAGCGATGAGCTCGGTGTTGGTGATGCGAGGCAGCCAGTCCTCTTCATAAACCTTGGAAATGATCTTGTCGCTGTACTCGACGCGAGCAAGCGGGGACGCTTCCATCCCGTTAAAACCGCTCGCGCTCTGGAAAATTGCCATGTGTTTTACTCCTTATGCGCGTCCGGCGGCACGGAGCCGCGCAACTTGTTCTCGGTATTGGTCATGTGTCAACTGCCCGGTCTGGAACAGGTCGAGCAAGTCGCGGAGCGTGTACTGGGGAGCGTCCGCCTCGGTATTGACCGCCGCGCCGCTGGCAGTCTGAATAGGAGCTACAGTCATGACGGATTCGGGAGAAGCCGTCTGCTGCTTCAATTGGGTCAGCAGGTCGATAACAAACGCAGTGTTCCCGCGCTTGTACTCGGCGGCTGCGAATTGATCTCGCGTCATGTTGCTATGAGGAGCAATCGGCTGGCTCATGAATTCGCGATAGGCAGGCGTATTCTGCAACTCGAAAAAGTCGGGATGCACCCGAGTAATTTCCCTGTTGCGCGCGTCCACATCGCGCTGCAAAAGCGCATATTCCCGGCGCTGCGCTTCCTCGGCAATCTGCCTGCGCTGCGCTTCGAGGTCCTGCTCCAGCCGTCCGACGAGGTTCGTCTTCGTAGCGCTCAGAACAGCCTTTGCGATTCGTTCGGCGTCTTCCCTGTCGATGGACTGTAGGTCGTCCAACGGCAAGGTCTTAAGCACATCGTCCACTTCCTTGCTGGACAGATTGGCACGCATCTGCTCCTGTTCAGCAAGCAGACTGCGGATAGCCTCTTCCTGCTTCGCGTTACGTTCCGCGAGCGCCCGGCGTTCTTCTTCAAGCCGCTGGAGGACCAGAGGGTCCACATACGGCGTAGGGGCAGGCTGTACAGTTGCTTGAACGGGCGGTTGCTGTACAGGCTGATAGACGGGCTGCTGCGCCGGTTCCACAGGCGTGGCGGCCGTCTGCGGCGTTGACGCGGCATCAGGTGCCGGGGAAGAGGTAGTATTCGCGTTCGTGTCTTCGACAGGTTCCTGCATACGCACCTTGTTGGGATTGTACGGAGGAGTTCTGAATGCCGCCGGAATCTTGGAGACTGCCTGCTGGTCCATGTTCGCTCCTATTGTTTGAACTTCTTCATGAACTGCACAAGGTCCTGATAAGCCGCCGCACGCCCCAACTGCCGCTGCGCAAGCGGTGTGGTCTCCGTATGGAGAAGCGCGTTCAATGCGGTCTTCTCGGCCAGTGCCTGTTCGTATTTTGCGACGGAGTCAAAATACTCCATCAACTCGTCATAAACGCCCGATGCGGCCATCACAGCCATCAGACGGTTTACACGGTCCTTATCGCCCGGAGTTGGGTACATAACGCAATCCGCTGATGGTATCACGAAGCGGCGAATGCACCGTAGGCTTGCCGGAAGTCACCACCGTAGGAGCGCCCGGACGCGGCGTATTGCCGCCCGGCCTGCCGGAAGTCACCACCGTAGGCGCTCCGGTACCGCGATTGTTGTTTCCACAACGACCACATGCCATTACGCATCTCCTTTGTATCTGAGCCCCATCATGGACTCATAGATATGTCCCGATGCGGGATTCATCCGCCGTCGGGTATCACGCATCTGCCGCTCGAAATCCTGCTGGAAAAGGATAGCCTGCGTACGCGCGTCTTTCGGCGCTTCAGACTTCTTCTCCATAACAGGTTCCTTCTTTTTCGATGACATAGGAAAACTCCTTACCCACTTCACGCTTTAGAACGGAATACGGGGGCACACAATCCGTCCTTGCGCATCTCCCAAGCGTCCGGTTCACCGAGCAGGAAAGTGCGCTGGCCGACCACCGTAGTAGGCAGCTCTTCGCCACTGGAAGACCTCACAGGCTCCGCACCGTACACAGCACCATGCGCATTGTGGATGGCCTCGGCCAACGATTTGAGCTGCGCCGGAGAAAGCCTCGCAAGTGCTTCCGCAATAACGACAGCGGAAGCCGCATCGATGCTGGCCAGCATCTCAATCGAACTTGCGGTAATCGTCGAAGCCTGAACAGTAGAGTTTACAATTTGCGAGTTGGTGACGGAAGACTCGTCAATCACGCCACCTCTCGCAAATTCAAGAGAACAACAAGAATCGCTCATCGGAATCTCCTAGGAGAAGAAAAGGTCCTTGACGTGCGGCGGGAACGCATCAGCGTCGAACATCTCGGCGTAGACCTGTACCTTGCCGATGGCCGTTACGTCATTCAATTCCATACGATAGCTTCCCGGCACCCCAATGATGCCGAGATTATTACACCGTGTCAACTGCCAGCACGAATGAATGGACGTCACCACTTGGTCGACGATTTTATTTTCCTGTACGTCGCTCATACGGAAAACCCAATCACAGGCCGTAGGCTTCAGCAACGGTATGTAGTCGAAAATCAGACGTCGAATACAGACTGCCTGCGGCGACACGATTTCCTTCTGGTCCACCCGCACCTTATGCTTGGCAAGACCACTTACGAAAAGGACACAAACCTTTCGCGGCGCGACGTCGAAAACGCTGGAAAAAACCGTATCGTTCGTCGCTTCATAAAGAGGAACAGCACTCATAGGAAACTCCCAAAAATGAAACCGATTACCGCTCCATACAACACACCGCGCACCGCATTACAGCACACGCAACCGTTTTGCTTGAAAGGAAAAAGCCAATGAGAATACAGCCAGTTATAGACAATATTCTCAGGCTTTTCTATTTCGGTGCCGTAATAGTAGCCTTCACAGAAATTGATATGATCTACGAAGAACGCGCAGAACTTATAGAACCACGTTCCTTTCTGTGGCTTCGGCGTATCCCACAGCATCACGATTCACCTCCATTCACATCCGCCATAACACCTTCTCCTTCCGGAGACGGCGGCGCAGGGTTCGGGTCAGGACCCGCCGAAACGCCAGTTACTCCAGCCCCGGAAGGCGTCGGCGTGCCAGTCGCACTAATGACATCATCCGGCACACCCATACTGCCCAAAAGCTTTTTCAAACTCCATGCAAGCACAGGTGCAACATTGATAACTCCGTTCAATGAAGCTCCGGCAGAACCGACAAGCTGCAATATCTCCATCGCGCTCTGCTTCTCCATCTCTTTCTGGAGAAGCCCTTCCGCGCCTTTCGTGATAATCTGCGAATCGCCCTTGACGTCCTTGTCCTGTGAATACAGCATATTGTAATTATACAGGAGCGTGCCGAGCGGTTCAAACACATCCGTCGTCAGATTACTTACAGCCGCGTGGAAAGCCTTCGTCGCGTTCCCCTGCAACATAGACATCCCACGGAAAGTGCGCATCGCGCCAGACCCCACCGCTTCGCCATGCAGTGCCGCCGGGATGTTCGTCACCCGGTCACCGATCTGCATGAACATCTCCATCAACTGCATGTACGCGGGGATGTTCGAAGGAATATTGAAAAATCGAAGCGCAGGCTGCTGCTGGTTGCTCACATCACTATCGGCCAAATACATCATGCCCGGCACCACATTGCCGAAATCACCCTCGGACATGTGCTTGATGAGCCGGTTGTAATCAGCTTCACAGAGCGGTGCAGAAGCGTTCGCCGCGTTGCGCATAAGATACCGCAAGCTGGCCTGATAAGCGCGCTCTACATCCCGTAGACGCTGCGCAATGCCGTCACCGGCAATGCGGTCGCCGTTCGTCCGGTAAAAACTTGTGGTGTAAATGGGACGAGTGTCCATTCTCGGGTCCCGATTCACCTTAACCATGATGACCTTATGCCCGGCCATCGCAATCTCGCAGTTATAGAACTCGTCGTCGTCAAGTCCGGTCAGTTCATAATTGGACAACTCCCGCCCGGAGAGTACACCGTAATGCGTGAGTACCTCGATGGGCGAAACGTTGGAACTCCACAGAGAAAGATTCCGCTGCGGGGAATCGGGAGCGCGACTGAGCCACTGGAGATTGAAGTCAACGTTGCTGTCGCAATCTTTCAACAAATCCAGCACGTTCTTCGTTATGTATGAGGGAAGCTTGGTCGCGTCCAAAAGCTGACGCCGCGTCCAGAGCGTCCTTGTAAAAACACAGGAACCGCGCTGCGTGTCAGGCGAATCAGGAGAATAGCAGAAATCGAACGGACTGACCGCACGAAAAGCGGGAAAGACCTCCGTGCTCATACGTGGCTTATGTCTGCCCCAAATAAGCTTCGGTGCTCGTACGATGTAAGGTCCGGTAAAAACAGCGAAGGGATAAACCGTAAAATACTGAAGAAAATCATTCAACGCCCGATTGAAACCGCCCTCGGCACATTGGTCCTCGATGAGGTACATCATGGCCGTGGCCGATCTCTCGGCCTTTTCCTGCTCTTTGCGCGCCTGCATCCGCTTCAATTGCTGAATGCCTGCAATCATACTCGGGCCGTCCATATACTGCCCGGAAAAGAACTCACGCTTGAGCTCATCAAGGACCGCATCCTGCGCATCAGGAGACAACGTTGGACGCGGCGTAGGCCGGATGACCCACGGCAGCTCGGAACTCCCTCCAATAAGGGAATCACGCAGATACGCCATCGCCGTGCCGGTCTTCAAAGCCGTCATGTTGATAACGGCATCGACGCCCAAAGTAGCAGCCACTTCCTTGTCCGCGCAGGAAAGCACACCATTCTGCTGTTGCCAGCATTCTTCGAGCACCATGCGCAGGCTCTTACCATTCACCTGTTCGCTGGACTGCCACGAGACGGCACCGTTGAAACGACGCAAAACTTCCCGCGCCAACGGATCTTCAGCCTTGGCCGGAATATCTTCAATCTCTTGCAACCACTTGATGCTATCGTTGCTTTCGTCGCTCATGATGCCGCCTAAAGAATTTTGCTGAGGACTCTACGCTTGCTCTGAATACTTTCAGATAGCCGTTGCACTTGCCTTGAATCAGTCCTCTGTCCTTGGTTTATAAGTAAAGCCGCGTATTGTAAAGCATCATGGACGTGGGAAACCTCATTTTTCTCGGGCGACGGCGTATAAGCTTCTCCCGCCGACCCGGACGCCCGAAGCTTCCTATAACGATATTCATGTTGAAAGCCTTTAACCAACAGCTTGCATGTCGGATTCACAAGCAACCCACCGGTATCTACATTCAACATATGCTCCACGACCTGAATACGCAATTTGGGGCTGTTCGATATCTCCGTCACCGCAACAATACCCAATTCCTCAAGCCTGCGCTTCGGCGTGATCGCCTGCCACGAATCACGAGTATTGCTCGGGTCAATGGCCGCTACGACTTCATTGGTCGAGTACTTGGTGCGCAGAAGCGGTACAAGCATCCCATAGAGGAAATTCTCAAGCCCTTCACCATCAGCATAAAGTTCATCAAGCACGCACCACTTGCCATTTTGATTCTGCAAGATGACGGCGGCCGGATGAATGCCGGACTGGTCCATGCCGATGATGACATTATGGAATGCCAGCGGCTGTATCTCGACGTCCGCCACATGTTTGCCCGTACGAAAATCAGGATAGACAGGCTTGCCATCAATGATGGGCACGTCCAACATGCAATATAGATTATCGACGACGTCCGTCCGCCCCTGCTTGAGCCATGACCGAATCTGGTTGTCGTAATACCGCATCCCACGAGACTCGGCTGGGAAGTCTTCAGGATCGCCCGGTTCCTTCGAACCGAGATTACGAAGATTCTCCGCGTTCGGATTCATCTCGTATCGAATTCCGTTCTCATCGGAAATCTTGAACGCGGCGGGAGGCTGCCGGAAAAGCTTCCAATTGTCCTCCAGATTGTTCATGTACTCATAAAGCCACGACCCCGATTCCGGCATGTTAAAGTCCATGATGACGCCGCCCCACGAGATGCCGCCCATATCCGCAGGGGGGAAACGCCCGACACGTGCAATGACGAACGACATAACTTCCGGACAGATGCTCGTCGCTTCGTTAATCCATGCGAACGTCCAGTTCAACGACCGGACGCGGGGCTCGTCCTGCGGCGTGCGCAACGCGAGAAGCTGGAGCTCCAGATTGACCGTGGTACCGTCAGCTAAAGGAAACCGATAGACGCCCATCATGGGCGACCCGGCCATGTTGATATCGCCGTATCCCTGCGGCATGACTTCAACAAGCGACCGCCGCGTGGTTGAGAGCAGTTCCGGATACGTCGAACGGACGATGCCCGCCCGTGAATACCGTACGCCATCAGGCGCTGGAGCCTGCGCGCAGGCGTAAGTCAGAACATCCACAGCGCAACAGCAGGACTTGCCGGAACCAAAAGGCCCGCACAGCATCTTCACTTTGGCGTCGCACTCGTGGAATTCTTTCCCCGTAGGGGACATGACATAGTTAAACATCCGTGGCCCCCTCCACTACCTTGAGGTGGTCGAGCTTCGGATTACTGAGGCCCTGCGGCACGGGAAGATTCACACCAACGTTTGTCTGCACATTGACCGTGGCTTCCTTGCCTTCATTCATCAACCCGCTCGACTTCAGCAAAAGTTCAAGAAGTTTCAATGCTTCCTTCGCCTCTATCGCACCGCTGATGGCTTGCGTATAAAGATGCTCGGAAAGCGCTTGCGCGAGCGTCTGCGAACGATAAACATGCGCCGCCTTGTTGCCGAGCGCACGCATGTCCTGCATGGCCGTCTTGACCATGACCTGAAATTTGGGAGTAGTCAAAAGCCGACAAAGCGTCGGCTCATCTATATCGTAAGCAGAAAAAATCTGCGAAAGGTCTGTAATGGGAGAACTCGGCGCATTCATAATCGCCAAGTCCTGTGCCAAGGAAGGCCACCGCGCAGGCGACAACGAATTCTGCATAGCTGCCTCCTTACTGCTGCGGCTCAGAATCGTCCGCCTCGCTCGCCAGTACGATGGTAAGAAGCTGCGCACACAGCGTCTCAAGTACGGATACCGGGACATGCTGCCCCCGAACTACCGAAGCCGCCCAAGGCATCGCGCCTTTCACGGCAACAGAGAGCAGTTCGGGGGCAGTCTGAAACTGGCGGTCGTATTGCTTGGCCCTTTTCAACAGACGCTTCGTTACGTCGAATTCCGTTTCAGTCGACCAACTCATGATTCATTCCCCTCCGAAGCTTGTTCCGGCTCGGTGGCCGCACAGAGAAGGTCATGCCCCCATGTACGGTCCACAGTTTCATCCTGCTTCTTGCTCTCTTCGTACGCCTGCCCAATCAGTAAATTGAACGGCGTCTGCGCCCGGCTGCCTTCAGTCCCAAAAACAGGCTCGGCCACATAGTAGAGAAGCTCCGCAGGCTTGATCTGTGCAAGGCCGGCAATCGGCTGCGGATAAATACGTACCCCCAACAACATCCTGTCCATCGCCACCACATCCCCATTCTGGGGCTGCGCCGGAATGACGATATTCAATGTCGCCAGATAGAAGGGGTTATCCTGCCCCGACAGCTTCACGGCATCACACGTATACCGTATGACTTTCGAATGGCTGAGGTCCGGCTTCACCATCACAGGATTCGCCGGGTCGTATATGAGACGCCACTTCATGTTCTCAAACACGAGCTCGGATGGGAAAATCTGTCTGTATTCAGAGGCCATAGCATACGCTCCTTATGCTCAGGCTTACTTTTCGGCGCAGAACATCATGACTGCCGCCAGAGTATGCGTCGCTTCCTTCAGGAAATGCTCCACACTCTCCGCCTTTTCAATAGCAGTCATGAACTCTTTACCTTCCATGCGGATGATGTCCGCAATCTTGCCTTCCTTAAGATACTTATCCCATGTCTTGGGAGGATTTTCGACGACTTCGGCAGCATCGAGGATAAGTTCGGGCATGATGCGTTCGGCCCCGGCGACGACTTCTTCAAGTCCTTTGTCGCGTTTGGAACCACCCTTGCCCATACGTTCAAGCTGCTCGCTGAGCCGCTTGATTTCGTGCTTGAGATGCTCGACCGTTTCATCTTGGCGTCCGCCGCCTTCGTGAGCACGCAAATACCCAAGCTGACGAGGTTCATTGTGTCCTTCATCATCGACGAACCGCATGGTGTCTTCGGGGGAATACCCGCCACTACGCATGAAATTGCGGCCTTCGCCACGACTCTCATACTGAGATTCGTTGCGGGGTTCTCCCCGCCGCGACTCATCCCGGCTACCTCCTCCGCCGCCATTCTTGCCCCGTGAAATCACAAGACTGATAGGCATGTGCTTCTCCTTGGAGAGAGGATTTAGGCGGCTGCGCCACCAGAGGAGGACGAGGTACGGTCACGAAGAGCGGCGAGAATGAGCGCGGTCTGGCCCTGCATTTCATTGCGGGTCTGCTGCGCATTGCCTGCGGCAAGAGCGGTATTGAACTGGAAGGCTTCGAGCTGAGCAATCTTGGCATCCTTGGCCGCAGATTCACGGAGAAGCTGTTCGCGGTCAAGCTGGCTGATAAGCGCACGGGTCTTGTCCTGTTCGTCACGGATGGTGGCACGAGTGGCGCACCCTTCAGCAAGAATGACTTCGCGGGTCTGGCAGCCCTGCCGTTCGATGTTTGCATTGGTCGTGCAGCAGCAGTCTTTCTGGGAACTCACGATATCGAAGGTGTTCCTCATACCCTACATCTCGACGGCATGAGAGGCATTGAGCTGAGCAATCGTGTTGTCCTTCTGCTGAATCTGGCCGTTCAGACCGGTCGTCAGAACAGCCGCTTCCGTCCGGCACTGGCCCTGCGACAGCTGGCTGCCAAGATTCGCAATCTCGGTGGCGATACCGCCGAATCCCTGACAAATACCCTGCCCGATCTGCTGCGTCTGGATAAGCTGGTCACGACCGATGCCGTTGACGTCGGTACGCATGGTGGTCAGCGTGTCCATGATGAACTGGTCGTTGTTATTGCAACAACCACCACCGCCATTCCCGCAGCACCCGTTATTATTTCCACGCCCCCAAGCGGCACCGGCGGCACCGCCGATAGCGGCACCAATAAAATCGCCCCACCAATTGTTGCCGTTATCGCCGCTGTTCAGCGAATAAGAAACCGGAAGACCTTCCATAACTGGAAACTCCTATTTATAGGATATTGAATATATACGCAGGTAGCAAACAATGATCGATTTACAGCTGCTGTACCATAGCCGCCAAATTCACATCGCCTTCCACCTTCGTACCATCAGTCATTGTGAGCGTCAGCTTGATTACCCACGGGTCGGCGGTCGTATTGGTTCCGGTCAACGTACCGGAAAGGGACTCCACCGTGGGAGGCAACGCCACTTCCGCAAGGGGAGACTCTATGGGCGCGCCGCTGTCCATCGTGGCCGTGGTCTTGGCCGTCAGGTACTTGACACCTTCCCGGTCCTCGAGGGCAAGCGTATCAGAGATCGCCGCCAGCGTACGCGGCATAGGTACCTGAACCTTCTCGGCCGTGGCCACAATCTTGGTGCCGTCGCTCTGCGTTACTTCCGCCTCGACCTGCATACTCGTGACCGCAGGACCGCTATCAGGCGTCTCCGTCGTAAATACCGGAGTCGTCTTGACCGCCGTCACCACCACGTCGTCAGGAAGCTGTACTTCAGCCGCCGTAGCATTGACAACGGACGTGTCCGCAAGCGTCGATGCGGAATCAACCTTGAGGAACCGATGGCCTTCCTTCTCGGCAATCGTCGGCGTCGTGGTGTACGACTTAAGCACCGGGACACGAACTTCAGAAGCGAGCTTTTCTTCGCGGCCGATGATTTCCACCGAGCTCTTGTCATCGTCCCACCGCGTCTTCAGCGTCGCAGTCAGCTCGTGCTCGGCATTCACGCCGAGGAAGAGATCAGTTTCATCCGGCTTGATATAAAGCTCGGCTTCGTTCGTATCAGCATCGACGACGATATTGCCTACGGCATCAGCCGCTTCGCTGAGATTGAATCTGACAATGGGGGGCGTGCCAGCACCCGCATCCCTTTCTACCGCCGTAAAAGGACCGGAGAAACGGAACGTATCCACGACCTGACCATCGAAACCATTCAGCACCATGTCCGCAGCGGCAAGCGTTTCGGCGACGGAGGCGGCAGTAAATTCGAGCTTCGACCCAAGCGTCGGGCAAGCCCGCTCATCAGGGTCAGGGACAAGCCCAAGAATCTTCTGCTCAGGGTCAAGATTGACCGCCACCGCACGCACTTCCGTCCCGTCATGGGTAAAGTGCTTGGTGAGCGTGATGCCTTCGCAGACCGCCACCTCGAACTGCTTGCCGAGGCTCTCGGGGTCCTCGGTAACCACAAGACCCGGCCCGGCAAGATCGGTGAATCCGGCCTGCAAGCATCCTGCGTCGTCGAAGGAAAGCCCCGAATCACGCGGTGCAAGCTTCACATTGACCGCCATGTCGTGAATCTCAATGCCCTTACCGGACGTGTACACATCCTTCAGGGACGACATGTCCACGTAGGTGTTCACGACCGTGCCGTCCGACTTGCGGAAGGCGAAGTGCAGATACCGGCCTTCAGGCTGCCCGACGGGATTATCCTCAAGCGTCACGCTCTCCAAAATGGAGGTCGCCGTCGGAATGGACACGGTCGCAACGGGAGCGTTGTGCGTGTCCAAAAGGTCCAGCCGACCCGAAAGCGCGTCGTAGCGCAGCCCGAGCTTGAGCATGAGCTTGTTGGCGTTGCTGAGGACGATGAGATTGTCCGGCAGGCACCTGTCTCCACGGTCAATGATGGAAGCCGGAAGCACGATAAGCCGCCCGGAGTCGTCGACCGTGATGCAGTTTGCGGCATTGGCCGAGGAAACGGTAGACGCCGTCACCTTGAGCTTGTTTGCCGCGTCGGAAGCAATCATGTTCCCGGCATCGGGCGACACGACGTCCGCATAGAGCAGAAGAGCGCTGTCGTCTGCGCGGTCTTTGGTGATGAGATTTCCCGCCTGCTCAGAAACGATAGGCGGAATCTTCGGCAACAGACAAGGATTCAGAAGAATCTTCCCGTCCGCACCTGTGGTGAGAGGGTTGCCCGCCGTGTCGGACAGGATATCCGGACCGGAGATGTAAAAGCCGCCGTCGTTGCCATAGCGGAGATAGTTGTCCTCGTCGGTGGAAAGCTCACGCGGCTTCACCGCAAGCTTCTTATCCGTACCGAGCTCAAGAATACTGTCTCCGTCCGCTGAAACGACGTCGGAAAGCCGCAACATCAACGCGCCGTCACCGCCAAGCTTCAGCGCGTTGTCCGCGTCGCCCGAAAGCGCATCGGCAGCGACAGCCGAAAGGCCCTTCTCGACATCGTTCTTGAGCAGCGGCTTGCCCTGCACAGACGAGTCGACCGGGATGAGCGAGGGCTTCAACGTGTCCCCGTCACCCGCTGGCCGATGGCTGTCGTTTTTGTAGACCAAAGGATTGATTTTCGCCATTCTGTAAAGATCCTCACATTCGCCCGTTCATTGAATCCATTACCACGCGGCTGATGTAGAGTCAACCATGCGGCACCGTAACCATTACTTATTCAACTCAGTATAGACTTCAGGCCAATCGTACACCAAGCGTTCGACTGTCTGTATGTACGCCGCGCTCAACTGGCGCAGCGATACCGCCCGAACCACATTATCCGCCCCGGCCCCCGGTACGCCGCCACCATGTCCCGGCACTCGTCCAGCGCGACAAGCCGCGCCTCCCGCTCATGCAGCGTCGACGCCAGCACGCGCCCGACGTTCCCCGTGCTGGCCCCAAGGTCATAAACCAGACCTCGCCGGGGAATGTAGTGCCGCGCAATCAACGCGACGGATTCCGTTGCCATCCCATACCACGGCAACTGTTCCCGCACATGGGCATCAAATTCCGGGGCAAATCCCTGAAACGTCCAATCCTGCCGTTTATCCTGTTCAGCTCCTGCCGTCACTGAGTTAAGTCCTGTCTTGCGCCCCGACGCTCTGCCTGTTACCCTTCGTGCGCCCCGTAGAATGGGCACGAACACTGGCGGAAACTCTGCACGATATGTCCTTATCGTGTGGGGCCGTGGTCCGGCGTATCGCCGCCGGGCCGGTGGGGGAGGCTCCAATCTCCCCCGCCTCTGCCTGAAAAGACTATACCGGGTTACGCTTCCGGGGTCACGCGACGCAACTCCGGCGGCGACTGCCTCCCCTCCCTCTCGCTCTCATAACTGCTTTTGCAGTGTTCCCTCTGCCAGAAGAACAGCCCGTCCACCACGCGCCGGGGCCATGCTCTCACCCCGTCCCGCGCCCAGCGGTAACAGCGCGAGGACAGGGTTTCGTCCGGCCAGCCGCCGAGGAGCGTATTGAGGAGCTGGTCGACGGCGATCAACGTTCGCTTTCCGTAGGTCATGCGGCGGCCACCGATACGACCGGTGCGGGCAGATCGTCGAAGTTGATCTCGATTGCGGCCACGGCCTCGGGCGTTTGCGCCGCATTGACGGCCTCCCGCAATTCCCACTTCCGGGCGTAGAGCATCTGTCCGTAGACGATGATTTCAAGCTGCAAAGTCCCGAGTTGCGCCAACGTTACTGTGCGCATGACGTTGCCGTAGTCACAGAACTGTGTTTCCGTCTGCCCGGTCGCCTCAAGCACGGTGATCAGCCCCGCCACGTCGCGGTTGGCCCGCTCATTCGCGTCCACCTCGAAGCCGAGAGAACTGCCGAAGTGTCCAAACTGTTGCACATGCTCGAAGGCGTCGCCAAGCTGCACGAGCTTTTCAGCACGGGCGCCGGCAAGCATCTCTTCCGGCGTGGGCTCGGGGTCCGGCACGAGCGTCACCCCAAAAGGAGCGAGATCGGCCTCGGACGGAAAGGCCGGAAAAGAAACTGTCGGGAAGAGAAAACGGAGTTCGGAAAGCGTGTACGTTTTATTTTCATAGCTGTATGTAGGCATGGGCTTTTCTCCTATGCCCATCCCGCCGCTTTTGCCGCGTTGACATCGGCTTCATTAGCGTAGGGATAAGGGCAATTGGTTGTCGGACATGTTGCGTGGGCTTTTTGACAGCTGTAATAGGCGGACGAACCAGAGGCATACGTGCGTCCACAGCTGCTACCTTTGCAATTCGTGCCATAATATGAACATGAATAGTAAACGGATGCGTCCGAATACACTTTTCTGCACGTACTGTCGCATTGGGGAGCTGTTTGCTGAAAGGTGCCGACGTGTCCGCAGCTCTGGCATGTAAGCGCTCTAGTTGTATTTCCCCAATGGTTATATGATCCGGAATAATCTTGGCACCCCCCGATGTCTAATTTTTCAACACATGACGTCCACTTCAGGCAGCTTGGACATCTACACGTTGAAGCACTCCACGAGCTTATGTACCGGGGACACGACGTCTTCCCACCGTACTGCTGATAGTATGTTTTTTTACTGGTCGTATGCTCTGTTGACGCCGGGCAACCGCTTTGTCCGTAGTGCTGATAGTATGTCTGCCCGGAGACGGCCGGCACATACTGACGCGATGAACAACCTGTCCCATACTGTCCATAAAACGACTTGAAGCAATTCGTAAAACACGAGGCATGGGCCGCGTTCGGATGCGAAAGCCACAGCGCGGGCAAGGCTGACGTGACGCTGCGGCACTGGTAAAAGGCGTAGCTGAAATCCCCGATGTTCGGCGCGTCGAGGGTTGCGGGCAGCGTCGCCAGCGCCGTACAGCCTCGGAATGTGTGCGCCAGCGTGACCAAGGAACGGGAATTTATCTCGTCCACTGACGTCACCAGCGTCTTGCCAGTGCTGATTGTTGTGCCGTTCCAGAATCCGCCAAGCACGCCATGAATCGTGATCCGCCGGGGACTCGTGTCAGCATAGGTGTGCGAAACGCTTGTGGCGCTGACGATCTGCGCCGACCGCTCGCCGTCGCCCCAGTCGATAAAGCAGTTACACGGAGCCGTCAGGTTCTCCAGCGTCACGGTTTTTGCCGAGGCCGTCGGCGTCACCGTGAACCGAATGACGTCAGGGTTCGCCTGCGGAAGAAGCCATCTTAAAGACATGGTTCACCCCTATTGCACGTTTGATGTGACAAGCAACCCTGTCCACTCACCTTCGGCATGGTGAAACGCGATGTAGTCCGCGCCGGATTCAGACAACACCGGAGCTATACCATTTCCCCAGCGCGGAGCCATGCCCCACGTTACAGCGTAGGCCCCGCCATTCGTCAGCCGCAAAAGTACGGTCACGGTCCCGCCTGCCGGGACATTGGCAAACGCCAGCGTGGTTGCGCCGCCCACGGTGGCGATTACGGACAGCCCGGCAGACAGGTCAATGGTCACGGCCCCGGAGATGGTGCCGAGGTCTTGGGACTTCTCGGAGACAGGGCCGAGGAATGTTATATTCTTATACTCCCCGCCTCCTGTCAGAAAGCTTTCCTGCTGCCCTGCGGCTGCGGGCGGTACGAGGCCGCTTGTCCCGGCGGTCGATGCTGTCGCGCCCTCATACTCAGGTACGGAGATGATGCCGTTGTTAACGGTAAGGCCGTCACCAGTCTTAAGAATATTGAAAAACTCCGCCCACTCGCCCCATTCGCCGTTTTCGTTTCTGTTTCTCAGAGCAAGCCGTTGCCTCCTATCCATTGATTCGTTCGAAGCAATGGCAAGTTGCGTGACAAACAGAGAATTTTTGGAACTCAAGAGCAACATCTTCATCGAGAAGCCGGGACCGTTCGTCGTATCCAATTGCTGAACGCTATACACGCCCTGTCGCGTGAAGGTGTTGCAGTCTACAGCCCCTGTAACTTTTGCGTCAAACAACCCCCGTCCACTGGCCATATCATTTTCATTCCCGCCAATTGCGACATCCGTAACCAACGACCATTTTCCGTCACCATGCAGGAACTTGTTCTGATCGCCCGCAGCAGGCGCAGGAACAAACCCCGCAGCGCCGGCCGCAGATGCGGTAGCGCCGACGAAAGGCTCGCCCGTGTCGCCCTTCTCGCCCTTCTCACCCTGCGGACCCTGAGGGCCTGCCGGACCCACGGGACCCTGCTCGCCCGTGTCGCCCTTCTCGCCCGTGTCGCCTTTCTCGCCCTTCAGGTCAACACCGTCATCCCATGTCCCGTCAGAGTTCTCGATACGCAGGATCGTACCATCCCAAACATGCGCAGGAGCGGGACCCTGCGGACCCACGGGTCCCTGCATACCCCTGTCGCCCTTCTCGCCCTGCGGCCCCTTCTCGCCCGTGTCACCCTTGGGGCCTGCCGGACCCTGCGGGCCACGCTTGCCACGCAATCCCTGCACAAACGCGGTGTCGTTCCCGACACCCGGAGCCTTCACGCATTCCTCGCGCCCGATATACGACAACCCGCAATCGCAGTCAGGATTCGCCGCACTATTTTTCTTGACGTCAGCCATGTTGTCTTCTCCTTACGAAAATAGCTGAGGCGATCAACTGCCCCGGCTATTTATCTACAATGGTTTACAAACCCTCGTCAATCATTTCCGGCATCCTTCAATGCGATGCTCCGCACCCTGTACATGAGCCGCTCAATACGCGCCGTGCTGACGCGGTCCGGCGGAAACGGGACATCGAATTTTACGCCCCGGTCGAACACCTGCATGAGGGTGTTCATAATTTCATGCTCTGCCTTCAGGACGTCGTTCCATTTGTCGTCACGGGTCCGGCGGTCATAAAGCGCAAGGCGGGAATAATCGGAAAAGAGGAGATGGAGGGCTTCGTATATTGCGGTATCCCGCAAGTCGTCGAACGTCGGCACGTCTTCTTCACGCTCGAAACCCGCGACGAGATCCACCCGTACGACGGCATGGCCGGTCGCAGTATCTTCCTCCACCTGAGCCCGGTAATCCTGAGGCTCGTCATTCACACGATACTGCAAAACCCTGAGCCTGCGGCATCCGAAAACCTCGTCCTTGCAAGCCTCGAACACGCGGAAAAACCACAGGCAGACGGCGTCAGGCAGAACATACCGGCCATCATCAAGCCGAACCGACGGCACGCGGGGGGAAGACATCACTCGCCTCCTTTGCAGCAACACCGACCCATAATCCATTCATGCACCTTCTCATGGTCACCGGCGGTCAAATCGACGACGGCAGCGGAAGGATTGCCTAAGGACGCACCCTCCTGCAAATCCGCCGCAAGGCCCGCGTAGCCCGCCATGTCCACGAAATTGTCATCAGAAGGATACGGCGCGCACTTCACGCGGGATGCCTTCAGCATGACCATCATCACGGCTACGTCGCGGGGCGACACCGGAACCTTCAAATACGCCGCCCACAGGCGGGCAATCATGAGGAAGGTGGCTTCGTGGGGTCCGCTGGTCTTTGCCTTCTCTTCAGTAAGCCGCGTCGCGGCGGCGTCCAATACGTCTTTCGGTTTCATATAACCTCCGTCGTAAACAGATATAGACGAAACCGGGGGGCTTGTCCATTCACCCCCGGGGGTTCGAGGAAGAAGGGGACTGCTTGGACTTCGTGGAGTTTGGTTACTGAGTAGTAACATTGGTTTCGTGGGCAAAATATACTGAGTGGGCGTGGGTGTATATGTAAAATTATACGTAGTCTCTCTGATGGCCCATGTCCCCGCGCGTCCAAAGCGCCCCCGGGGGGTGTGGCGGGCGGCACCCCACGCACCCCACGCACCCCACGCACCCCACGGTCATTAACTGTCATCGTCAGTCATCATCTATCATTGATGAACCAGCCAACCCCATGAAAAAAGTTTTGCTACGTAGTAAAAAACTTGTTGACATATCCATCTCGCAAGTGTATCTTGAATTTACAGAGAGGGCAGAAGGCCCCCTCAACCGACCCTGCCGCATGATGGGTTGTAAGGTCTTTGACAAAGAGGCGGAGCCATGCGCCGCCGCGCATCGCGCTCATGTTGTACACTTGCTGTACTGCATGAGAGTACGCGAAACAGCGCGGGAACCTCTACACATAGAGAAAGAAGCCGGGGAATCGTGGGAAGCGGCGATGCGCCATAAGGAGTATCACCATGTCGAATACCACCGTTCTTACCGATGAATCGTTTGAATCCATCCTGCTACGCATCACCAAGACGCAAGGCGAAAAGCGCAAGCTGGTTTGCCAAGCCTTCCGCGCTTCTCTTGCCGACATCATGAACAGCAAGAGCACGGCGCGAGTGAATGCCTTTGCCCGCGTCGCCTCCGCTCTGCCTGAATGGGCAAAGATAAAGAAGGCAATCTTTATCTTTGCAGGAGGGTTTAAGTATCAATCTTCCGCTAAGGCGGTTGAGCGCTACTACGCTGAGAATCTTAGCGTAGTAAGCTTCAACGCTAAGGAGAAGTCTTTCTACATGCGGGACGGATTGACGCCTGAATCTTTCGCAGTCGCGCTGAGCCAGTATCACGGCATCATGGCTTTCGATTACGACGCCGTAACCGTCAAGGCGGAACCACGCGCAACACTGGATCTGGAACCGCTGATCAAGGCGCTCGAAAAGGCAAAGGACAACAGGCACCTGTTGTCCGCGATGGACCGTAAGGCGCTTGTCGAAATATGGGACGCCGCTTGCGCGGCGCTACCACATAAGTTGGGCGGGCGGGAACTTACGGTGCAGGACATACTACCCAAGGCCGCCGCCGTTGACGGCAAGCCAACCGACATCATGCCTGCCAAGCCCGTTCGCAAGCGCACAGAAAACAACAAGTAACCTCAATCAACGCATCGCCGTTTCCCACGATTCCCCGGCATTGGAACAGCATTTGCATAGGTTTGGTGTATGGTAGTGCACCAAACCTATGCAAATGCTGAATGATTCACAGCCCACAAAGTCTACTTTGGAGCCCGCCCACAAAGCGGGCTTTTTGTTTTTGGTGAACATCAAACATCAGGAGAACCAAACATGAAAGAAGTAATCGCAACCGTCGCACTTGTCTGCATGTCGTGTGTGTGCCTCGCCGGAATCGCAATCATCATGTACTGCATAGCGACCGGATATTGAGCGTGTTACTTTTTACGTGATGAAAACAGGCGTTTTCGTCTAACGCTCTAACGTTTTCGTTTTTGGAAACGTTAGAGCAATTTTATTTTTGTTAGACGTACATACTAAAACGTTAGTTGATAAAACCAGCAAAAGGTGTGCAAAATGTTATTGTACGTAGCAAATAGTAAAGTGCACCTTTTGCTACGTACTACCCAACATTTCCTCAAAAAACATACGTAGAAAAAGGATTTGGTGTTATTTACTGGAATGACTGGATTTGTTTTTTTCGGAAATTTCTGGAAGAAAAAACGTTAGACGGGATTTGTCTCGCTCTGCACAACGCCAAAAAGAAGAAAAAAATACAATAAATAAATTTCATAAATACTACAATATTTTGTTCACTGAAAGATACGAATT